TGGCTAACCAATGTAGATAAAGGAGATAGAGCGAAGAAGAATATTTATTACACCGCTGCTGAGTCAATCAACAACTTAGTTTCGGCTCTTAAATATATTACTCGCTAGTGTCGTTATGGCAAAAAGTTTATTGCAACAAGTAATGCTCAAAAAGATTGATTCGAATCCAAGTTCGAAACCATCATTCATTGACAAGGAAGCACTGATTGAAAAGATTAACTCTGGCTATACTATCAATCGTGTAGATAAGTTTCAAACCAAGAAAACATTTGCACCTAGCACTATTGCATTCTCGCATGGAGAATGTCCTCGTTATTGGTATCTAGCATTCGAAGGTGCTAACTTCGTAGATAATGCAGATGCCTATGGCGGTGCAAATATGACTGCTGGCACAAAGTCACACGAACGTATTCAGGAAGCAATGGGAAATGTCCCAGGGTTGCTTGCTGACTCAGAATTCAAAGTGACCTACAATGACCCACCTATCTTTGGATATGGTGACGTAATGCTCAACTGGGAAGACTCGCAATTGCTTGGTGAAATCAAGACAATGCCGAATGAGGGATTTGAGTATCGTAAAACTGCAGGTAAGCCTAAACTGGGTCACATGGTCCAGTTGCTTATCTACATGAAAATTCTGAATAAGAATAAAGCAATTCTGATTTATGAAAACAAGAACAATCACGAACTGTTGATTTTCCCTGTTGAACTAAATCAGTATATGTATGAGTGGGTAGAGAACACTTTTGAATGGATGCGTACTGTTCGCAAGGCATGGGAAGATAAAGCCCTGCCAGAGAAGAACTATCGTAGCAATTCAAAGATTTGCAAGACATGTCCTATTCAGGCTGCCTGTGCATCTGCTGGTTCTGGAGTGATAAAAATTAATTCTCTGGAGCCTTTAGATGAAAAACAAACACTGTGAGTGGTGCGATAACCAATTTGAAACTAAATTATCCTATCAAATATATTGTTCTGCAGTGTGCAGGGAATCGGCAACTAGAGAAAAGATTGCTGAAAAATATATAAAGGATAAGATTAAAAAACGTCAGGGTAAAAATAGACCTTGCAAATCTTGCGGACAACAACTATCAATCTATAATGATAGCAACACCTGCATTAAGTGTGAGACTAATCCTGATGATATCAATCAAATTTTAAAACAAATTAAGGGGATTGCAAATGGTAAAATTGAATTTGACTAATAAGCCAAAACAGTTCTGTGCCATTGATGCTAGTACTAATAGCCTAGCATTTGCTATCTTTGAAGATAATAAAATTATTGCTTGTGGCAAGATTAATTTTGCAGGTCTAACCACCTACGATAAAATTATAGATGCTGCCAGGAAGACAAAGTCCTTCTTTGATAATTTTAATTTTGAAGCAATCATAATTGAACATACAGTGTTTATGAACAGCCCTAAGACTGCTGCACAACTGGCTATGGTCCAGGGAGCACTTCTTGGGGCTGCTTCAATGTCTGGGGTAAAAAAGATTGGTTCAGTATCTCCAATGACATGGCAAAACTACATAGGTAATAAAAAACTAACCAAAGAAGAAAAGTCAGAGATTCAAAAGAAAAATCCAGGCAAATCTGTATCATGGTTTAAAAATGAAGAACGCAAAGTTCGCAAACAAAGAACTATCAACTTTATTAATATTAATTATGATAAACAATTAGAAGATGATGATGTTGCAGATGCTTGTGCAATTGGACACTGGGCTTTAAAAAATTGGGATAAGGCATTTGGGTATTGACATTATGGCGAATAAACTGTATACTAATGAAGCGTGGTTAAAAAAGCGTTACCACATGGATAAGAAAACGCCTCAAGATATAGCAAAGGAATGTGGCACTAGCGTAGAGACAATCTATGTCTATCTTGCCAAGTTCGGATTAAGGAAATCAAAACGATGAAAAAGATTGCAATTGCCCTAGCACTGGGTGTTACTCTAGCAACCTCTGGTTGTGCCATACAGCAGAATGTAGTCAGTTCTGACAACTGTGTAACTGTTATTGTTGACTTTCAGTCATTAAAGACTGATAAAACCCAGACTTGTGTTCAGGCTGGTTCTGCTATTGAAGCAATGACTGCCTTCAATCTTGCTGGATACGCAATCCAGGGGACTGATAAGTACGGTCTTCAAATTGTTTGTCGTGTAAACGGTTTGCCAGATGCAATTCATGTAATCAAGTCTGACAAGCATAAAGGTTATGTCGAAAAGTGTGCAGACATGCCAGCAGATTTTGCATACTGGGCATTGCTAATCAAGACTCCTAGTAAAGACTGGTCATTCGCTGACAAGGGAATTGCTGACCTGACAATCAATCCTGGAGAACAGGTAGCCCTAGTATTTTCAGTAGACGACAAGATGGTGCTTCCTAACTAATGATTACTCGCAAGAAAACCAAAGTAGCACCAACAAAATTTTCTCGTGTATATGAACTACAGATTGGCACATTCACAATTGTCAAGGGTGATATAATTAAGATACAGGATGAACATGGACGCAAGTTCAAGTTTGATAGTGTTGTTACAAATACTGAGACTGGTGCAACATGGGTTGACTGCTTTGAAATGCAAAAAGCAACGTCAGGACAGTACTGCTCATTTGCAATTGAGAGAGTAAAGAGAATTCCTGCTCGCAGGGGAAAGCGTAAGAAGCGTGTCGATTGAAGACTTAACGGTAGAACATCTTGACGAGATGAACAAGGTTGTAGAGAAATATCTCCAGGGTGAAGAGCCAACCGCCATCTCTAAAGAACTTGCTCTACCAAGACAGAAAGTTGTAGCACACATTAACCAATGGCGTGTAATGGCTTCTGACAATGCTGCTATCCGTGCTAGGGCTAAGGAAGCCCTGGTGGGAGCAGACACGCACTACAGCAGACTTATCTCAAAGGCATACGAGGTCATTGATGATGCTACTACTACAGCAAACCTAACAGCAAAAACCGCAGGTATCAAGTTGGTTATGGACCTTGAGAAGACTCGTATTGATATGCTACAGAAGGCTGGTCTGCTTGAGAACAAAGAACTCGCAGAAGAAATGCTAGAGATTGAGCGTAAGCAAGATATCCTTGTTGGTATTCTTAGGGATATTGCATCTGAGTATCCGCAAGTACGAGACGAAATTATGCGTAGGCTCTCGCAGGTATCAAAAGAGCAAGAGGTAATTACAATTGTCAATGTTCAATGAGTTCCTTGACGTACTAAAAAGTAGTGTCTTTGAAGAGATGCCAGTGGATGTTAAGACATTCGTTGAGGGTGAAGACTATCTTGGTCAACCACAACTGTCACAAATTCAGTACGATATTGTAGAGGCTATGAGCCAAATCTACAAACTAGAAGAAGTCATTGAAATTCTGGGGGAAACAGAAGGTCGTAGATACTACAATAAATATACTAAGAACGAAGTTATTCTACAACTAGGCAAGGGTTCTGGTAAGGACTTTGTTTCTACAGTGGCATGTTGCTATATAGTTTACAAACTACTTTGTCTTAAAGACCCTGCTCGTTATTTTGGTAAGCCATCTGGAGATGCTATCGATATCATCAACATTGCTATCAACGCACAACAGGCTAAGAACGTTTTCTTCAAGGGCTTCAAGACCAAGATTGAAAAGTCACCCTGGTTTGCTGGCAAGTTCTACGCAAAAGCAGACAGCATTGAGTTTGACCACGCTGTAACAGTTTACTCTGGTCACTCTGAGCGTGAGTCTCATGAAGGTCTAAACCTTATCCTTGCAGTTCTTGATGAGATTTCTGGTTTCGCACAAGAGGTTGGAACAGGTAATGACCAAGGTAAAACTGCAGATAACATTTACAAAGCCTTCCGTGCTTCTGTAGACTCTCGTTTCCCAGACCTGGGCAAAGTAGCACTTCTATCATTCCCACGTTATCCAGGAGACTTTATCTCTCAGCGTTACGACGCAGTGATTGCAGAAAAAGAAGTTGTTACGAAGCATCACAAGTTTATTATGAATCCAGAATTGCCAGAAGAAACAGAGGGCAATAGTTTAGAAATTGAATGGGATGAAGATACAATCATCTCGTATAAATTTCCAGGCATGTTTGCAATTAAACGACCAACCTGGGTAGTTAATCCTACTCGTAAGATTGACGATTTCAAATTAGCATTCTATACAGACCTCGGTGATGCCATGCAACGTTTTGCCTGTGTCCCAACTTACATGTCCGACGCATTCTTTAAACAACAAGAAAAAATTCGTGCTTGCATGACAGTCGTAAATCCAATTGACACCAATAAAAGTTTTATGGATTCATTTAAGCCAGACCCAGACAAGAAATACTTCGTTCATGCTGACCTTGCACAGCGACACGACAAGTGTGCTGTTGCCATTGCTCACGTTGAAAAATGGGTAAATGTCCAGGTAGTTAAAGACTACGCACAAGTAATGCCTATCGTAGTGGTAGATGCTGTAGTATACTGGGAGCCAAAGATTGAAGGTCCTGTTAACCTTTCGGAAGTAAAACAATGGATTCAGAATCTACGCAGATTAGGTTTTGATTTAGGAATGGTTTCCTTTGACCGCTGGCAATCGTTCGATATTCAGAATGAATTGAAATCTGTTGGTATTAAGACTGAGACTGTTTCTGTTGCTAAGAAGCACTATGAAGATATGGCTATGCTTGTTTATGAAGAGCGTCTAGCCATGCCAGCCATCGACCTGCTATTTGAAGAACTAACAGAGTTGAAGATTATGAAGGGCAACCGTGTTGACCACCCTCGCAAATCTTCTAAGGACTTGGCGGATGCTGTGTGTGGTGCTATCTTTGGTGCTATCTCTCACACACCTAGAGACTTAAATCAAATGGTTGAAATCCACACCTTCCGTGACAGAAAGAAAACTGAAGAAATGCACGAATGGGATAAGCGTAGCATTGTAGAAAAGAATAGACCAGAGCAAAAAGACCTGGATTCATACTTTAAACAGTTTAACATCAACGTAATATAATGGTATAATGGTCTTGTTGGAAACTTCCAACGAGGAGAAAAACAAATTAACAAACCCCAAAGATTTTTACTAACTGTTTTACTAGCCTTCACACCTATATTTTTTGCTCAGTCTGCTTTCGCTCAAAGCCAGGCAGAATATGACGCTCTGATTTCGGTTGCACAGGCTAAAGTTTCTGCTGCCCAGGAAGCCTTACAGAAGGCTCAGGACGAACTTGCAGCAGCCCAACAACTATTGTTAGACACAAATAAGGCAGTATCAGATGCCAACGAAGTTTTGCAAAATAAGCAATCAACTGTGAACCAAAAGGCAGATGCCCTGGAGGTAGCACAAAATGCGGTAGACCAAGCACAGGCTAACTATGATAACAATCTAATCGAAACCCCTATTGATAATGGACAGCCTACAATACCAGGTCTACAAGCAGATATCTATACATTCGACTCACAATATTACTACCCAGAAAGAGATGCAACACTACACACATTCTGTAAAACAATTACCGTTGATAATATAGATAAAGATTGGGGCGGTGGGGATATTGAAGGCTGCGGTGGAGATTATGTAATGATTCACTATACTGGCTTCCTCACCGTTCCAACATCAGATGATTATGAATTTCATGCTTTAGTTGACGATGGCTGGTATATGACTATTGGAGACACAGTTGTAAATGATAACTGGGTTCTTAAAGGTTGTGGTGGCTGGTGGAGTCAACCAATTACACTTGAGGGTGGAAAGTCTTACCCAATTGACGCATGGTTCTACGAATATGGTGGAGGTGCTTGTAACCAGTTGCTATATATGAATAGCAGAGAATGGAATACAGTTCCAGCAGATTGGTTTTCGCAAAATGAAAAACCACAGGTGGTCAAAACTAAAGACCCATCATTATTAATTGTATTACAAGACATGCAATCAATCCTTTCAGATGCTACCACAAATTATAATTCAGCAAGTGGTGAGGTTGCTATTGCAACAGCAAACCTACTAGCCTTACAAGATAAACAATCTAAAATTCCTGGTACAATAGATACAGCATCGCAAGATGTAACAAATAAACAGGAGGCTTTGAGTGTCGCTCAACAAGAACTTAACGCCATTCCACCTTTCGAAGAGCCAACACCTACACCTGAGAAGACCACGGAACCTACTCAAGTCCCAGAAGAACCTGTCTCTAAACCGATACCAGAACCAGACCCGACAACAACCCCCGAACCCAGTCAACCTGAGTTACCAGTAAACGTAGAAACCGTAGACCCTCAATCACTGACCCCAACACAGGTAGAGGAATTAAAAACGGTAGCGAATGAAATTCTAAATAATTCAGAGCAAGGCTCACCAGAATATGAACAAGCCCTTACAGCCCTATTCGTAGCAGCCCAAGCAGATGACATTGTTCTTGACCCATCATTAGAATCAATCCCAGGATTGGAAGCAACCGTTGCTGCCATTAACTTTATGGGAAATGTTGGTGCAGACATGTCTCCCAAAGTAAGAACACAATCTAAAAAGATTGTTGTTACAGCAGTAGTCGCTGTTGGAGCAGCAGTCAATGCAGCAACAGGTGCTGCACTAATGGCAACCCCATCAGCAGGTGGAGCACCATCGGGTGGTTCATCTAGCACAGGATATAGAAGGAGGAAAGACTAATGAAGAAATTTTTAAATGACCTCTTGGGTCAAGCCTGGACACTCCTCGGCATGTTCGTAGCATGGCTAGTTCTTGAGGGTTCAGCCAAAACAGTTGTAGGATACGCAATCATTGGCACAACAGTTGTGTGGATGATTACTTACCCACTCAGAAATTCAAAAGACAAGGAGGAAGACTAATGAATTATTTTAAAATTGCAAAGCGTATGCTTGCTCTATTTCTTGTTACAGCCCTAGCAACAGTTGGTGCTGGTGCAGCCATCGGAATTGAAACCTGGAAGGCAGCCCTGCTTGCTGGTATTATGGGTGTTGCTAACGTAATTGAGGACCTCGCTCGTGGATACCTCAACGATGGCGAACTTACAGAAGAAGAAATTGACCAGGCTTTCGTGGACAACATTCCAAACGAAGACTAACATATAGTTGACAAGCCCTCTCTAGTACTGTATAATAGATACATAACCTAGAGAGGGTTTTATATGTTCAATAAGAAAAACATTGCAGACAAAACAGAGGTCTGGGAGTGGATGCAATTCGGCATTGATAAGGGCTGGATTACAGAACCATTCTGCTACACACATGATGGCGACCCATACATGACAGAAGAAGAAGAAAAAGAATGGGAAGAGGGCGGAGACCCTTGTGCCCCAGTAACCAAGTTCCTTATTTAGGTTCTTGACAAGTCTTTCTTTGTCCTGTATACTTGATGAAGAAAGCATTGGTCACTAACTCAATGGCAGAGTGTTCGGCTGTTAACCGAAATGTTCCAGGTTCGAGTCCTGGGTGACCAGCAAAGACCTACGGGCGTAGCAATACGGATGCGGTCTATCCAATGGCATCTGCAGTGTCGGATAGTTTAAGGTCATATGTTTCTGTAACTCAGTTGGTTAGAGTGCCACCCTGTCACGGTGGAAGTCGTGGGTTCAAGTCCCATCAGAGACGCTGTGAGTGATTAGTCCCTCGTCACTCTGGTAACTACGGATAGTATTTCGTTGCTATCGCAAGGGACATGCCACCTTAACTCAGTCGGTAGAGTGCCATACTTGTAATATGGATGTCGTCAGTTCGATTCTGACAGGTGGCTCACATGCTATAATAAATAGTATAGAAGGAGATGATTTTAATATGATTGAAACCGTCCTACACCCGATTGTTGCACAAAAGGGATTGAAGCCAGGCACACCAGAAGCGGTACTTGCTGTGGCAGAAGTTTTCGTAAAGATGAAGTACGAAGATGACAAGAAGAACAAAGATAACATCTTTGGTCGCTACATGGGACTCAACCACACTGCATGGTGTGCTGAGTTCGTATCTTACTGTTTCCAGAAGGCTGGAGCAGGTAAGTTGATTGAAAAGGTTCAGACACCGAAGGGCTACGTTGGTTGCTCGGCTGGTATTCGTGGCATGACTAAGAAGGGTTGGAAGAAAATTCCAGTTGCACAGGCACAGCCTGGAGATGTAATCTTCTTTGACTGGGACCACAACCACGACCCAGACCACACAGGTATTGTTCTAAAGAACGACCCTAAGAAGAAGGTAGTAATCTGCCGTGAAGGTAACACTTCTCGTGGAGATGGCTCACGCTCAAATGGCGGACAGGTAGCACAGCGTCCACGCAACTACTCAGTTGTGTTTGCTGTATTCCGTCCTAACTGGGCATTGCTAAATCCAGTTGCTGCAAAGCCAGTAGTTGCTGCCACAGTACCTGTTGCACCTGCTAACATTGTTGCTGGAGAAGCAATTGTTCCTGCTAATGTGGTAGTTCCTGCTCCTGCACCAGCAACTCCAACATCAACTGCACCTAAGTTGATTAAGCCAAAGTTTGTTGCAAACATTAAGAAAGGTTCTAAGGGTGCTAACGTTAAGTACATCCAGGCTCGTCTAAAGGTTGCACAGACTGGCATCTTTGACCAAGCAACTCACAATGCAGTTGTAACATTCCAGAAGCGTCTCAAGTTGACTGCTGATGGTATTGTTGGTCCAGTAACTTGGAGTAAGTTCTAAAACAAATTAAGATTGCTGGTGGCTACTGCACGGTAGCCCCAGCATCTTTTTAGAAAGATATCATGCCATCATATGAATATAAATGTCCACAATGTGACAAAAGAATAGTAGTATCTAGAAGTGTCAACGAGAGTGACCCTGGATATGAATGCGAGACTTGCAAAATTGCCTTAACTAAGGTATACTCTATAGGAGCAGTAACTTTCAACGGTAGCGGATTCTATAGAACGGATAAGTAATGGTAGAAACAAAAGAATGGGTACTAACAGCACAAGACCGCTGTGATTCATGTGGGTCACAAGCGTATGTCCGTGTTACAGGCGTGACAGGCTCACTTGATTTCTGTGGACACCACTACACAAAAAATGAAACTAAGTTGGCTGCCTTTGCATTTGAAACTGTAGATGAACGTGAACGACTCATTGAAAACAGATTACAGGGTGACGACTAATGCATCCAACCTTTAAATATAGCGAAGACCACTTTGGTGGTACAGAAACTATGGCTAGAAATTTTATTAAAAATGTTTTACCAGAAATGACAAACATTACAAATTATTGTGCCGTAATTATTCCAGGTCACCTACCAGATTTAAAAACCATCGGCACTGATGGTAGCAAATACATTTTTTGGATTCATAATAATCTTAGCCAATTTATTCCACAAGTTGGTAGAATTTTAAATAGCACATTAGTACGTCAAAATACAGAAAGGATTATTGCTGTGTCAGAATATGAAAAGGGAGTAATCTCTAAAGAACTCAACATCAATCCAAATAAAGTGGCAGTAATCCCAAATGCCATTGAGCCAGTAATTCCAAATTCAGATAAGTTTAAAAAGATTGATAAGGTAAAAATCATTCATGCCTCTACTGCTAACCGTGGTATGGATATCCTTCTTAAAGCAATCCCACTAATCACTGAGGATTTTGAATTAAATATATTCAATGACTTCTATCCAGACTTACCACATTCTTATAATTTGGATGCAGTCAATGACCCAAGGGTAAACTTTTATGGAAAGACTCCACGCAAAACTTTGTATAAGTTTTTTGCAGATGCTCATATCCACGCTTATCCATCTACATACCCAGAAACTTCTTGCCTAACACAAATGGAAGCACTGTCTGCTGGATGCTACGCTGTGTACACAGACCTGGGGGCATTGCCAGAAACTTCTATGGGGCATGGGACGATGATTCCATTTAACGAACTAACTCCAGAAAGATACGCTGAAGAATTAACTAAGGCTATCAAGATGGTTAAAGAACATGGATACGACTATACTAAACAAGTACAGGATATCCATGACAATTTTACTTGGGATAAGGCAAAACAAAACTGGCTTGCCTTTGACCAAACAATCTAGTATAATAACTATAGGTGATTAAATGGAATACTTTGCAGGTTCAGTTGTGACGTTAATTACAATGTACATCGTTAGTAAATTGATTAATCATCCTAAGAATAACTTCAAAACTGTAAAAACAAACTTTAGTCAGAGCCGTCAGAATGAACTGGTGAAAGACTATATTCCTATCAATGCCAAGTCTCCACTGGTATCTCAGGCATCAAAACACCTTCGCTCACAGTATACTCGCATTATCTTTATTAATGATGATGCTTTCTGGCTTGAAGATAATTGTGTATACAAGGCAGATTTTGATGGTAGTCATGTAAACTATGAAACAAAAATAAAGGTTGACATGATGGACATGGATAAGGTAGAATTAGATAAGATGATTTTTGTCGTCGAACGATTAACGGAAGGACTATCAAATGATAGTGGCAATTCAGGGAACTAAGAACTTCAATGAGTATGAAGTTTTTCTTAGGGGTATTGGTAACGCTCTGCGTAGCCTACCAGAGAGTGATACAGAGTTTACAATTATGTCTGCTGGTCCACTCAACATTAATCGTTATGCATTAGAGTTTACAAATATTAGTGAACGTAGCCTCAAGGCTCGCAATGTAAAGATTAAACTTGTTAAAATTCCTCCTACATGGATTAAAGATAACATTAATAAGGTTAATTACTTTCTATTTTTTAGTAAGCCAAAAGAGTCTCTATCTGAACTGGTTGACCTGGCTGAAGCCAAAGATGTTGAAGTCGGAGTATACCGCTACTAATGTTGAGTAAAAGAGAGAATGCTTTTCTTTCGGTTGCTAGATATCTTGCAAAGAAATCTGATGCCAAGCAAAAGCATGGAGCAGTTGTTGTTAAGGGCGGTAGCGTAATTGGTACTGGCTTTAACAAGGATAGGAACCATCCAGATTTTGTATCACCTGAACACATCAAGCAGCATTGTTCTGTACATGCTGAGATTGATGCAATAAGGGATGCAGGATGGAACGTAAAGGGTGCTGTCCTTTATGTTGCCAGAGTTAATCGCTTTGGTGAAGACCGCTACAGCAAGCCCTGTGACCGATGTAACGTGGTCATTCAGGAGACCCAAATCAAAAAAGTAATCTATACAGGGAGTGATTATGTTAATTAAATCACTAGAAGAGATGGAGACCATTGTAGATAACAATGAGTCACTATCATGGGATGGTTGGACTGTGCTAGAGGCGAAGAAGTCGCAAACAGCATGGATGCAGCCAAACGCAGCATTCATCAAGCATGAGTGGCACACTGTCAATCGTTTTGACATTACCGAAAGCGGTTGGGATATTCCAACCAAGTTGGTGAAGAAGAATGCCAAATGACAAAAATTGGAGAGATTCTGCCAAATGTAATGGTTGGGACACAAATCTTTTCTTTGACGACTACGAAGAAGACGTTGAGTTAAGGAAAGATATAGATGAGTTCTGTTCTACCTGTCCTGTTATGCGACAATGTTTCGCAGTTGGGGTATCAACTAAACAGACAGGTGTATGGGGCGGAGTCTATCTGGATAACGGAAAGATATCTAGAGAATTTAATAGACACAAATCAAAACAAGCCTGGGCTGACACCTGGTCTGATTTAACAATAGATAAGGAATAAAATGTATACTGTTGAAATGGCAACGGCATTCAAGGCAATCGTTCCACCAGAAAACTTTGGTGTAACCATCCTAGATGCTAATGACTTTCTAACTATTCAAATTGACCCAGAGGACATTGAGAGTCTTCTTGACCATCAAGTTGACGATGCTGTTCAGTACATCAAGGATGTAAAGAAAGCATTAGAAGACAATGGGGCTATTGTTTATATTGTTCGTGAAGCATTGAAGGACTAAGACAAATGATTTTATCTTGGGTTGATTCAATCATTGTTGCATTATTGCTTTCAATGGTTATTTATCTTGTTTATAGATTCTTTAAAATTAGGACATTGTTCAAGGCTTTGTCTGACCTATATATGCAAGCAATGGCAGACAAGATGCTATTGCAAAAAAAGGTAGAACAAATGTATCAAGATATCGAAAATGCTAAACTGGAACAGACTGATGGATTTCTAAAGTTTGTATCAGACTCTCGTGACTGGGCTTTCCAGTATATCGAAGAGGTGCAATCAGCACTGTCAGAATTTGATGGTGCTATAGCACCAACGCTTGAGTGGGCTAAAACATATGGTACAGTACTAGGTGAAACAGCCCACACAGAAGCACTAGAAAAAATTTCCAAAGCATACGACAAACTAAAAGAAGTATTGCCACAGGAAAACCAAACGCCTAATAACTAGGCATTAACAAGGAGAAATAAATGAACGCAAAACTAAAAGCAGCACTTGCATCATATGCACGAAGTGTTCTATCAGCAGCAGTAGCCCTATATCTAGCAGGTGTAACTGACCCAGTTCAGTTGCTATCGGCTCTAGCAGCAGGTCTACTGCCAGTAGCAATTCGCTACATCAATCCAAAGGACCCTGCTTTCGGTCGTGTAGCAGAGCAGGTTGTACTTGCTCGCCTACCAAAGGGTGAAACAGTAATTCCAAAGGAATACCTTGAGAAAAACAAGGAAGCCATCGACAAGGTAATCAAGGCAGTTGCTGCAGATGCCAAGGCAAAGCAAGCAGTAAGCCCAAAGAAGGCTGCTCCAAAGAAGTAATTTAAATAATGATTAGGGGTAATACTTCGGTATTGCCCCTTTTCGTTTATAAACATGTTATAATAGTAGGTATGAATGAACAACTGATTACTCTACTCAAGTCTTGCACAGCAGACGCAGTAGCCCTTAAATTTAAGGCACATGGCTACCACTGGAACGTAGAGGGTGATGATTTCCCACAATGGCACGATAAACTAGGCGACATCTATGAAGACCTAGATGGTGCTATCGACACTTTTGCTGAGTGGATTCGCATGGTTGATGTAAATGCCTATGCTCCATTCAAACTTTCACGCTTTGCAGAACTATCAACAATCCCAGAAACAGAAGTATCTTCTGACCCAATGAATATGATTGCTGACCTTGTTGCTTCATTCGATATTGCTATTGCCAGTTATGGTGTTGGCTTTGACCTAGCAACACAGACCAAACAGAATGGTCTTGCTAACTTCTTTGCAGACCGCCAGACAGCCCTACAGAAATGGAACTGGCAACTAAAGGCTTCGCTAAAGCCAATTGGAGACTAATGCCATATTCACTCGGAGAAAAAGGAACTCACGGTTGCTCAGGATATCCTGTAGTTAAAACTGCGACTGGTGAGGTAATGGGATGCCACCCAACAGCAAAAGATGCTGGAAAACAATTGGCTGCTCTTCACATTAATGAGCCAGACGCAAATAAGGCTGACGGTCCTAATGCAGTAAATCCTTCATCAACTGCAAATCCAACCTATCCAGGAGTAGGAATTAAATATCCTACGAGCCTTACCGCTGCTCGTAGAAGCAAGGGCGTTATTCGTAAGCCTAAGCGTAAGCGTGTTAGCGGTGGCGATGGTAATGATGCTTCTGGAGCATTTTCATCTGGTGGACCTGGCGGAAGCATGGGGGTATCGTAATGGATAATGAATTAACTATGGACCCAACAGAAGACGAATTGTTTGAATGGGAATCATTGTCTGAAAGACAACAAGAGATGGCAGAAAATACTGCTGAGATTGTTCTTAAGTTTGGTATGTTTAATCAAGGCTCTGAAAAAGATGGTGCTCACTATTTTGATGGTAGCAAGAACCCATTTAAGTCTGAGGGCGTAATGTGTAAAAATTGTATCTTCTACAACGAAGAGGCTGCACAGTGTGTGGTAGTAGAAGGAAGCATTGACGAAGAAGGTCTTTGCAAACTTTGGGTAATTCCAGAGGATGAACTGAATGAAACACCTGAGCAAGAGGCACAGGAAGACGCTACAGGCTATGAGATGGCACAGAAGTCATTATGGTCTGGTGCATTTGACCCAAGGAGTGTGAATAAAATTGGCTGATACATATAAACCAACAGGAGCAATGGCTGCTGCTGCTCGTAAGGCTATTAAGTTTAAGGAAGATGGCAAGGCTAATGGTGCTGGAACTAACGTAGGCTGGACTCGTGCTCACCAACTTGCATCTGGAGAATCTCTCAGTCTTGATACTGTTAAGCGTATGTATTCATTCTTCTCTCGTCACGAAGTAGACAAGAAGGGCAAGGACTGGGGCAACCAGGCTAACCCATCTAATGGATACATTATGTGGCTTGCATGGGGTGGAGACGCTGGATTCTCTTGGAGTCGTGCTATCGTAAACCGTGCAATGGACAAAGAAATCTTTGCTGACTTTGGTAGAGATTATTCCAGAGATGAAACAATTATGCTTAAGGGTGTAGGCGTTGGTGACATGGTCACTTGGGGTTCTTCTGGCGGTAACGCAACAGGTAAAATTATTAAGATTGTTCGTAATGGAAAATATAATGTTCCAGATTCATCATTCACAATTACTGGTACACCAGAAGACCCTGCTGCTGCTATTCGTGTATACCAAGATGGAAAGCCAACCGATACTGTCGTTGGTCACAAATTAAGTTCTCTACGCAAGAAGTAATGCTTGACAATCAAGTACCTTTCCTGTAAAATAGACATATAAAACATTGGAGCATAATGGAACACAGTCTATTTGACGTGGTCTTTGGAATAGACCATATAATTGCAGAATTCTTTTGGAATGCCGTATTCGCACTTGTCGTATATGGATTCACAAAGGCTAGAACGCTTCGCAAGATTCACAAGTATGTGGATAGCAAGCACGGAGTAGAACACGAGGAGTACTAATGGAAATCAGTAAAGAATTTACACAGGCGGTAGCCAAAACATATGCAGAAGCAGAAGAGTTGCTTATTCGTAAGCACAAAGACTATGGACCAAAGAATATTTCTGGTAGTCCAGGTGGTCCACTAAATGGTTTGCGTGTCCGTATGCACGATAAGTTGGCTAGAATTAACAATCTTATTGATTCTGGAGCAACACCAGAGAACGAAAGTCTTCGTGACTCATTCATTGACATGGCTAACTATGCTTTAATTGCAATGTTGGTTATTGACGGTGACTGGGATAAATAAGGTATACTAGATATATGAGCAATCCAACAGAATGGGATATCTCTGGCGGTAACTTCAATAAGCCAGTTGAATTCCCAGAAACAATTAATACTGATATTAGTAAGAATACAGTAGATAATTTTACTAAAGTTCCAAGTATGGTGGTTGAAGCACCAGTGGTAGTAAAGAAGTCTAAGCGTATCAATCCAGATGCCCTGCCTGTTCTATATACAGCAGTTGCACTTGTGACCATCCTCATGATTTCATCATTCGTGGTTTCATTCAGTGGTATCTATGAGGTATCTGCATGGACAGGACTACCAACAATCCTACAATGGCTACCAGCATTCTTTATTGATGCTGCTATTCTTGCCTATACCATTTCACTTGTGGTGTTTAAGGCTCGTGGAGAAAGTACATGGCGAACATTAGCAGGACTAACTGGCTTTGCTGCTATGTCAGTTGTTGCTAACGTAGCACATACGCTAAACTATTGGAATGGCAATGTCACAGACTATCGTGGCTGGATTGGTGTGGCTATTACTGCTGCTGCCCCTATCGCTGTTCTACTTGCATCAGAAGAAATTACACGTCTAGCATTCGAAAAGGAGTAAATAATGCTAAAAGCACCAGAAGATATTATCATTATTAAAAAAGAAAAGAAAACTAACGAACCAGAAAAATCATCAAGTGGACTATTAATAATGTCCAATAGTGATGATGAAGACTCAAAGAACATCGGCACTGTTGTTCTAGTTGGCGAGGGTAGACAACTGCGTAGCGGTGTCCGTGTTCCAATGGAAGTAAAGGTTGGAGACAAGGTCATGTATAACCCAGGTGGCGTTATGAAATTTAAGCATGAGGGAGAAGACTACCTGTCTATGTTTAGTGTTAGCGTATTAGCAATTCTGGAGAGTGATGATGAATAAGATTAGTGTTCTTGACGAAGGCTATGTGCGTCTTGTAGATACGCTTGGAGACGACCTTTCAATTGTAAATGCTGCTCGTGTATCTTATGCAAAAGAGTCTGGCGTATTTGAAGACCGTGATGCTAAACTAATCAAGTTTCTATTGCGTGAGGGACACACCTCACCATTCCGTCATGCTGCCCTAACATTTGAAGTTTATGCTCCATTGTTTGTGGCACGTCAGTGGTGGAAGTATGCTGTAGGTTCAACACACGTTGACGACCAGAATGGCTGGAATGAATCTTCACGTCGTTACATTACGGAAGATGAACAGTTCTATGTTCCACAGGTTGACGAGTGGCGTAGCAAGCCTGAGAATAGCAAGCAGGGTAGCGGAGAGCCAGTCAATGATGCACTTGGTCATGTATATACAAATAAACTAATAGAGATTATTGCTAAAGGTACTACATGGTATCACGAGGCTATGGATGATGGTATTGCACCAGAACTAGCACGTTTGTTCCTACCTGCTTATGGTATGTATGTTCGCTGGCGATGGACAACATCTCTACAGGGTGTTCTTACATTCCTTGACCAAAGGCTTGAGCATGATGCACAGAAGGAAATCCAGGACTATGCAATCGCTGTTAAGGATTTGGCACATCAGGCATTCCCAGAAACATTTAAGGCGTTGCATAACTGATGCCAGGTTCGATGCCAGAAGGTAAAGACCTTGCAATGTATTGGATTGAAAATAAAATCAATCCACAAACTGTTTTAGATGTTGGTGCTGGCATTGGCACTTACTCATTGCTTTTCCGCAAGCATAACTTTGTTCCAAAACTTCTAAATGCTATTGAGGTTTGGGAACCATATATTAAAGAATATGAATTATTAAATAAATATAAAAATGTATTTAACGTGGATGTTCGTGAGTGGGGAGACTGGGACTATGATTTGGTTATTCTAGGAGACATTCTAGAACATATGAGCAAAGAAGAAGCCCTAGAGTTGTGGAACAGGATTTCAAAAAAGGCACGGTACGCAATCATATCTATTCCTATTATTGATTGTCCACAGGGTCATGAACATAACAACCCTTATGAAGAACATATTAAAGATGATTGGACTACACAAGAAGTCTTGGAGTCTTTCAGCCACATTGTTGACCATAATGAATATTCTGTTGTTGGAGTTTTCTTAGCAAAGTTTTAACAACTGCCCCTCGTAACTCAGTGGATAGAGTAGGAGCCTTCTAATCTCTTAGTCGCAAGTTCGATTCTTGCCGAGGGGGCATGAAAATTGGATTGATTATTCCCTGGAGAGAAACTCCAAGTAGATTAAGACCATTACAGGCAGTGCTTGAATGGTATCAAACTAATCTACCAGACATTGAAATCATTTACGCCGATAAGCCAGGGGAATATTGGTCTGCTTCTGGTAGCCGTAATTTAGGGGTCAGGAAGGCACAGGAGGCTCTCTGTGACGTTGTAATTTTGAATGATGCAGATACCCTACCAGAACTGAATTCGCTCCTAGAAGCCATAGATGCTGCCCAGTCTGATGGCATGATACATAACCCATACAGACTTTGTAAATACTTTGATATAGAGATGAGTGAGTTGTTCTACGCTGGCAAAGATATTAAACAACTTAAACATACATTGTATACAGAAGCCAATGGTGGTATTTGGGTATGCACACCAGAGACATGGTGGAGTCTTGGCGGTATGGATGAAAAGTTTGTACAATGGGGAGCAGAAGATTCAGCATTTGAATTAGCACACACAGTTATTAAGGGTAGTAAGTTTGTTAAGCATGATGGATATATTTATTGTCTAGGACATGAGGTTCAAATACATGACCCTGGATTCAATTATAATCAGATTAGAAACATCCAACTTTACTGGCTATACTATTCTGCATCTACACCAGAAAGAATGTTATCTTTAGTTAAACAAGAAAAGATGGAACTCTAGACTTCGCCTAGTTTTTCATAAGCCCAACCCAAGACTGCTGCAGCGACCTCGTCGCCCTCTTGCTCTTTAAGTGAAATAAGTTCTCTGAGTCTTTCAAAGAATTCAAAGCGTTCTTCTTCTCCGCCAAGTGAATATAACTCAGCGTGGATATCATCAATCTTGTGGTACAAGTCGTCCACTCGTTCTTCAATATCTTGAATGTTTTCCATACTTTAATTATACTACTCTTTAGAATCCGCTGTTGGATTCAAATACAGACCAGAACTTTTCCATGTCTGGAACATCATCAGGATGGATAGCCTTAATGCCTTCGGCTTCGTAAGCCTTTCTAGCACCAGCGTTGTCGTCAATTGCCAGGGTAGCGTCATGCAACTTAGCAGCAGCCTCACGCTTCCACTTATTAGAATCTCTATAAGAATAAGGGTTCATAAGAAGAGAGTTATACTTAATACCAATCTTCTTTAGAATGGCTTCGGTCTCCGCACGGTCTTTGCGTTCTCTGCCAGTTACGATAATTACTCTAGTCTTAAGAGAGTTAACGTAGTCAATAGTTTTCTTGATAGGGTACTGCCCTGCTCGTAGAATGGTGTCATCAATATCACAAATAATCATGTATCTATTATATCAGAGACCCTGGACATTGTAAAGGATGTAGTGTATAATAGTATTATGAATTGTCCCCTATGTAATAATCCAATGGTTGATGTGGTTTACGGATTCCCCACATTTGAAATGATAGAACTAGCCAAAGAAGATAAACTTGTATTAGGTGGTATACCTAAGCCATTTGACTTTAAGCCTACTCACTTTTGCTATGAGTGTCTTGAGCAGTATCCTCAGAATGAACCTGAGTACGACACTGACAGTCACACACCCACGTTTTCTCATGGTAAGTAATAGAAGGTTTGCATGAGGCATGGTTGCCAGTCATACACCATCCGCATTTAGAACTCATCTTCGTCGTTAGACCAATCCAAAATGTCTCTCTTGGAGTCACCTAGCCAAGCCAATAACAAAATGATTGGCAATCCAACAATAAGAAAAAGTATTTCTACCCAATTCATACTTCAATATCCTTTTCAATAAGAGCGATAACCCAATCAGAACAGACAGAATCTTGTTCCTCAAGCATCTTAATAATTTCTTTTATTGCATCCTCTTTAATGTGATGGCAACAGACACAGTCTGGACCATCGTAATAGGGGTTCTTAAAATCACGCACGGTAATTCCCACGGTTCATGCCAGCAATATATCCAGCCTGGAAAGCCAATAACTCTGCCCTGGTTGGTGGGGAAGACAAACTAAGAATCCAATCCTCAGTATCCTTAACAGCCTTCTTTTTAATTGTATTGATAATACGCTCGTTATCTCTACGAGTCTTTCTATCCATTAGTTTACCTTTACTAGTCTACGCTTTGCAGGGTCAAAGACCTTTGGGCTTTTCTTAGAAGCCTTGCCATTCTGGCGGTTGCTATTGCGTGTTGATGTTTTCTTTGCAGCCATACTATTCTACCAAACTTTCTTCTGTTTTGTCAAATGGGAAAACATCATAACCAAAGCAAGCCTCAATGTATTTTCTGCGTAGGATATCTGGAATAATATTAACAATGTCTTGTCCTTCAATCTCCACAGAGTCTCCAGCAACCTCTACAACGTAGATGCGTTCTGGATAAATGATGTACCGATATTTGTCTGTCATATTTATATTATAGCACTTGACAATGACTTCTGTATGCCTTATAATGGACACATGGGAAAATTAAAAGATTTAGATGCACAAGGGGTTACTGACCTCACTTCATACCTTATCGGTATCATCAATGAGCGTGAGCGTTTCGTTGATTTCTTAGCAGCCGAAGCAAAGCGTACAGGGCTAGGCTTCATACAATATCAAACTATTCTAGAGTTCATTCAAAGTTCGGGCGAAAAGTTCGGCGGTGAATAGAGGTCTATCCGCTTGACAAGCAAGCGAGTATCCTGTATAATAATATAAGGTCCATTAAACGAGAGAGAACGTATGCAAACCTTTTTACCTTACAAAGACTTTGACAAGTCTGCACAAGCACTAGACAGCAAGCGACTTAACAAGCAGATTCTAGAGTGCTACCAAATCCTAAAAGTACTATCCAACCCAGACCCACGAGCAGGATGGCGTAACCATCCAGCCGTGAAGATGTGGCGTGGCTATGAACACCTACTACTTGACTACACCATGTCTATGGTTAGAGAAGCAAATGAACGTGGCATTAAGACCGATAAGAACATGCAGAACATTGTAGACCTTATTAACACCCACGCAATTGACTGGGGATTCGAAATCCCTGCTTGGTATGAAGATGATGTTAAGATGAAGCGTCTTACCACTACACACAAAGCGAACCTATACAAGAAAGACCCAACATACTACTTTGAATTCTTTAGTGCGTTAGCGAAAAGCAACCCATGTTGCCCTGACCGTAAAGAACCTTGTAAGTATTATTGGGTTGCACATGAGGAAAATTATGCAGTTGCCTAAGATATTTAAATGGCGTTTACGCCTAATCCAACAAGGTTACGACCTTGGTTGGGAACATGGCTATGAAGCAGGTATGGAAGAATGCCACAAGCAGATTATGGACAAGGTAAATAAGTTTGTTCATGATGTTAACTGGTTGAAAGAAGAACCATACACTCGTAAAGAGATTATAGAAGCAATTAAGAAACACGAACCTGACCTAGAACCGATTGGATGGAACAATGGACATGAATAGATTATTAACTAATTTGGAAAATGTAGTTAAAATTCAAACTGGAAATGAAATAATTCATTTTCTAGAAAAATTACAAAAAGAAGACCACAGCATTAATTTGTATGGTGCGATTGTTCTACTAAAGGAGAAGTATGGTTCATCTAACTAAAATCTACACCAAGACTGGTGACGATGGTACAACTGCTCTAGGAGATAATTCCAGGGTATCTAAGACTGACCCACTAATTGAAGCATATTCCACAGTAGATGAAGCAAACTCTGCTATTGGTATGATTATGGCTTTTGGCACTATGGGGTCGAATGGGCACAGTGTTTTGCATAGGCTACAGAATGAACTCTTTGATGTAGGTGCAGACCTATGCACACCCATCGTAAAGGAGCATGACGGTAAACTGCGAGTAACAGAGCAGATGGTTAAGAATCTTGAATTAGATATTGATTTATATAATATAACGCTAAAACCGCTAAACTCCTTCGTAATGCCAGGTGGCAATCAAACATCAGCACTGTTCCACAATGCCAGAACAATTGTTCGTAGGGCAGAGCGTAGAGCATGGGCGGTAGATGAATTCAGGTTCACAAACCCTCTAGTAAAACAATACCTAAATAGACTATCAGACCTAATGTTCGTAATGGCTAGGTTCTACAATGAGCATGAAGAACTATGGAATCCAGGTGGAGAACAACATCCACCAAAGCGATTCAGGGATATAGGTAACGCAGAATGATGCATGATGAAGGACTAAATATTCTTGCTGCGATTGACAATGCCTATAAAACAGGTGTCAATGAGGAGCGAGACCGTATAGTTAAATTGCTAGAAAGTCTTGAGCATTCAACTACACATAGTATCTGGGACTATAATGATAAAGTAGCCTCAGTAATTGCACTTATTAAAAATTCGGGGCATACAAAAGATGCTTCGTAATCCTAGTAGAAAGAATACACCTAATGAGAATACAGTTTAAACGATATAGGCTCATATCATCCAAGAAGCCATATAGTCTTGAATTCATAAGAACCAAAGAGGTTTGGATGATAAGAGGAAATACGCCTAAATGGCTATGGGGCTTTGGCATTGTCTTTGATACCCCACAAAAATAGAGAGTTATCCACAAGTAAACTAAAGTTTTCCACAGGTTATCCACATAGTTATCCACAGATAAATATTACTGTTGATAATGGTTTTCATTAAGGATAGGGATGTTGGAAAGAATAGTGTGTAATAGTGCAAATCATTAACAGGCTTCGTAATCATTTTCCCAAATCCCCCTATCGTAATAAAATTGTTATATTCCCATAGCGACCAAATCGTTATATAAATGTAACATTTTATTTAAATTTATTTAATAAATGATAATGATTATCAATAATAAATTAAATAAATAAATAAAAACATATATAAATATGGGAAAAATAAACAGGGGTTCGTAATAGGTGTTATATCTCTACTAGGGATATCAGGCATGCTTCGTAATACCCTGGCAAAGCCAGCCCCCATTCGGGGGTATTTAAACAACCATCGTAAAGGAGAATTACCTATAGTATAAACATATAGCATATACCACTGACATTATATTTCGGGAAAAATATTTTGGGGTTCGTAATATGGGGTTATCTTTATTTAAACAAATATGGATTTCCTGGAAAAATTTCGACCATCGTAATATCGGGATATGTCAAACAAATCTATTTGGGATTTTCATCTATACACACTTTTGGCGATTTGTCAATAGGTGTTACCAAATTGTTATAATTTTCTGCGCAGAAATCCCGATGCCTGGTGGCAAGGGGATAACTATTTATCTATTCAAGCACATCTAGTTCGTCTAGGTTCTGGGTCATGTCTTCCCAAACAAAGTAGTTCATTGTCTCATAGATAGAGCGAGACAGTTTGTCCCACTGCTCGTCTGTGAATGTGCGATTAGCCCACAACTCTACTGCTGTGCGAGTTACTGTGTATGTTACTTCTTGATTAGTCATAGTTACATTATACCCTTACCCACCGACATTTTAGCGTGGTGCTTGTAGAAATACATCATCAAGTTCTTCGAAGCCTTCATCTTCTACTTCAAGACTGGCTAGGAGCAGAGAGAACGTTTCATCAATAAACTTATTAGCCATCTCGGTTGTCTTCACAATACCAGATGATACAACATAGGCTAGTGGTAACCCAATGTCATTATAACTAATAAAATCTGTAAAGTTCTCGTCATCCCTGTAAGTCATCCACAGTTCGGCAAGGATACTAGCCTTATTCTCTAATGTTGTCTCGCTCATGTTTCTTTCCTTCTCGCTCTTCCTTAGCCGCTTCTGCTATCAGCATAAACCTTCTAAATGCTACATTGGGCAGATACCACGCTAAATACTTTCCTGCTATGTCTAAGTCAAATCTCAAATCACTAATAAGATTACTTACAACAGTAGCAAACTTCTCTTCATTTGTTTTACTCACTTTACTCTATTCTCTTATGTTCTATTATACCAAAATGTTGTGGGGAAGGCAAGCACTAATTTGCCCACCCTCCCCACATGTGACGGAATCGGAAACCCCTAACCTATCCGTCATTGGTAGGGAGTGCTCTCAACCCACCAAGTTTATTAATTTCATTAGTGTCATATGCATTGGGTAGGGTCCCAAGCAGAGAGGCTAAACGTGGAGGAGCAATCTCCAGAAAGTTCTGTAGGCTGTCTGTCCAGTCCATACCGTACTCGTTTTCAGGGTACACGCTTCGAAGGTAACGTGCTTCTGCAAACGTTGTAGTAAACAGAATGTCAGTGTACCAGTTATCAGAGCGTTCAGCGTCCCATGAATAAACTACAGGATTGATAGTTATAACGTCGTCCCATGTAGTCTCGTCAGTTTCAACGTTGTAGTCTTCTCTGAAGAAGATGTTTAGGTCCCAGTCTTTTTCCATTAGTCACCCCACACAGTCTTAGTTCCAGTGCCACCACATTCATGGCAGTTGTTTTTAGGGTCCACTTCGCCGTCATAGCAATCACAATCAATGTACTCGCATACGACAATCTCAATGTCTTCAGTCCACATCTTATTAGTGATGTAGTATTGAATACGATTGACGTAGTGGTAGCCACTGACGATGTACACACCGTTGTCGCCATCCATCTCGGTCCAGACAAACCGCTCGTCCTGCTGTGAGACGTAGTCAAGTTCATCACCATAGGTCTCGTAGGCAATTCCGTCATTAGTTATCTGGTTAGTCATAGGAAGATAGGTCTCTTCCCACTCTTGGTTAGTTATTGTCTTAGACAATTCGCTGTCTCAATTCTTCTAGGGTTTTGTTGTCATACAGGTTACTATTATACATCACACCTACGACATCTAATACCATCGTAACTGCATCGTGCCAGCCTTTCATGTGGGCTAGGTTAGTCAGTTCTGTGAGTTGCATGGAGAAGTCTTCTGAGTCATTGTTAGGAAATGATTCTACAAATGAATAGAGAAGGTCTATTGCTTCATCAAACTCTTGCTCGGTAACGTTAGTCATTCTCAATCACCAAACACCATTCATCAACACCGAAGTCACGCAGGTAGGTGTGAATGTCTGCTTCTGCATAGTCAAGCACACGCTCACGGAATTGCTCTTCTGGAAAGTCTTCACCAACCATAAAGCGAAGGTCATCTAGATTATAATCTAGTTCCATAACAATCTTGATAGACTTACTCATCTTCATCCAACTCATCATTAGTGGTTACTGCTTCAACATCTACAGCATACCAACTGTCAGTGTAGCCCTTGTCAGACGAGTAGGGCTTCCACTCTTCTGATAGGTTCATTGCTAGTTCTTCTGCTTCATCGTAACTGTCTGCTTCTACTTCATAGGTGGTATCAAAGTGGAAGGAAATGCTTACTTCAAATGTAGCCATTGGGGTCTCTTTCTCTAGGGTATTCTAGTATAGCAGGTTTAGAAGTGGAAGTCAATAGGAACAAGGAAAAACTTTGATACAGTTTTCGGGGTAACTAGGTCATGGTTATCCAACTTACTAAGAATGTGAGTAGCGTTGGTAGACCAGGCTGTAAAGTCAAAGAAGGCACTGTCGTAAAACCAGTCACCATTCTGAAAGCGTAGCATGTTCTTGAGCGAGTAGAACATAGGGTCGTAACTCATTACGCCACCATAGTTATCTAGTTTGCTAAGAATGTCCTGCTCCTTGACTTCAGCATACATGCGATTGTATTCTTCAATACGGTATTCGATAGCCTTGTCAATCTTTGCTCGGAAGCCAACAGGGTCTTTATCGTAACTGATAATCATGTTAGTAGAGTTGTGGTAAGGGTCTTGCATTTGGTTCCAACGTCCACCACCAACAACAAACCAGTCATACCAACTGGAAGGGTTTTCTCCGTCACCCATTGCCTGGTTTAGTAGGCTCTCGGCTTCGTCTGCTGCAGTCTCTTCGTCGTCTGCTTCAACTGCTACCCATTGTAGAACGTGCATAGGGGTTATCTCTTTCTCTTGGTTAGGTTTCAATTATACACCCTACCACCGACATTGTAAAGACCCAATTTTCTGGGAATTTTTAGTCTCTTCGTAATCGGTGAACAATGTCTAGCATGGTTACTTTACATAATAATTGGGCTGCGCAGAAATTGAAGCCCCTACTTCTCATAGAAGTAAGGGTCAACAATTCTCAGTCTCAGCATGTTTAGAATAGTAGATGTAGGTAATTCGTCCACGCCTGGAATTGCCATGAAACTGTCAATGAGTTCCAAGACAACTTCTGTATCACTCTTCATCTTCACTATCAACAGGGGCAAACATTCGTTGAGCCGTGCGGTAGGTCTTATAGTCCCATGTCTTCACAATCTCCCAAATACGCTCCATGCTTGCTTCACGTTCGGCAATCATGTTTTCTAACTCTTCGTTCACTGCTGCTCCTTTATTGGCTTAGAAATATAATAAGCACCACAATCGATGCAATAATCACAAATGAAATGGTGTTCACATTTTACTTTCTTGGGCATTGTTTGTGTCCTATCTTCTTGTAGTAAGACTTCCATTGCTTACCACAGCCTTTACACTCATAGATGTTGTAAAACTCATCTGTAAGTCTAATTTTGTAAAGTTCAGGCATCTTCGCACTCGCAATCTTCATAGAGTTTGCCACACTCTTCGCAACACTCGCACTCATCTTCTGGGTGGTCGCAAGTTTCGCAGTGGTCATACTCATCAACAACAATCTCTTCTACGCTGTCGTAGGTAATCGGTGCGTCATCACCATAGTAGGAATGCCACGCCATTTGCTCTGCTTCTTCTTCGCTGTTAGCGTAGATGTCGCCTTCGTAGTTTACCTGAACCTTTACATTGTATTTACGCATTGCTTCTCTTTCTCTTAGGCTACTAGTATACCAGCAACCAGCGACATTTTGTCCTGTGGGTATCCCTTAGCATACTGTTGCCAGACGTAAAGGTTAGTTTCTAGGCGGTCTCCAAATACCCGAATGTGGTCAGCAAGGTCAGTAGTTTCATCACTGATTAGGGTTCGCAACTCGTCAGCGGTAACGTCAATGTAGCCACCGCTACCATTCTTACCCCAATAGTTGATAGGAATGCCACCATCTTTATCTGCGAACCAGCCAACACCTTCATCAAGAACAGTAGCCAAACCATTCTTGCCATTTACGACAGCCATACGTTCTGCCTTTATGTCTGCTTGTGGGTTCTCAAAGCGGTTTCTAATAAACTCGGTAGCCTTCTCAACGTCAATGACGTGAACGATAGTGCCAAAGGTTCTGGATGAATAGCGGTCTTGGGACATAGGGTTCTCTTTCTCTTGGGTTATAGTATCTATTATACAGGATACCTACGACATTGTAAATAGGCAGTTTTGAAAATCTGCGCAGAAATCCCACCCCCATATTCCGTTTCTGGAATACAGGGGCAGGGGTTGAATGGCTTACGCCATTACAACCGACTGAACCACCTTCATCAAGCGGTTCTTCTCTGCGTTGATTACAGGGTCAAAACCAGAAGCCGAAGCGTAAATGCTTTCGTTGCTTCCACCACGAGCAGACCTGTGCCAGTCTAGGCGTTCGGTCAATGCGTTGTAAGCACCCCAAGCAGTGCCAGCAATGGTGTCGTTGAACTGTCCAATGTAGATTGCGTTTAGCAGGTCAATCTTGCTGTCGTATTTCTTGAATGAACCCTTAGCGTCTTTTTCAGGGGCAGGGTAAGCAAGAGCAACAATCTGGTCAAACTGTGCCTTAGTGATTTCCTTTTCAATCATAGCGTTAGCCATAGAAGAAAACTCGTCAATGTAAGTCTTAGCAAGACCTAGTGCTTCACGAGCAACTGCGATTTTACCTTCGGCAGTTGAAGTGTGGCGGATTTTGAAAGTCTGCTTCGCTGCTTTCTTACCCTTGAATGAAGATAGAGCAAGGTTGAGAGTGTTAGCACAGACTACACGAACAGGCGTAATGCTTGCCTGAATAGCGATAGAACCGTCGTGGCTAGTGTTGATAAGAAGGTAGTTGTCAATCTTGTCAGCACGACCATTAGGGTCTAGGGTAATGCTGTCAGCAAGAGCGATAGAGCCGAATACTTGACGACCACCCTTGATTGAGCCAGCAGTTTCCCAACGACCACCACCGTCTAGCAAGTTGTCGCCAAACGAAAATAGGTCTTCGTTTTGTAGTGGAACATAACGCTCACCAACAACACCGAGAACATCATTCTTGGTAGTGTCAAAAGGGTTAGTGCGAGTAACGAATGAGTAAGCCTTGTCGCTCTCAAAGGTTTCAGGAATGGTTACATCTTCAAGACGAACATTCCAGTTGTCAAGGTGAGCAAGTTTTAGCATCTCTGCTGTATTGACTTGCTCTTCAAACACAGTGCCTAGATTGTGCCACGCTGGTTGGCGTAGTGAAGCAAATGCGGCTTCGCCATTAGCACCGATTTCGATTTCGTGAGCCATTTGTATCTCTTTCTCTTAGTGATTTATTTGTTGATAATACCATTATAAGGCATACCACCGACATTGTCAATACCATTTAGCATTATTTCTGGAAATATTTTTAGTCTTCGTAAACTGGGGCAGGTGGTGGGGGGCGCAGAAAAAACTGCGCAGCGAAAAAATCCCCCTGCTAACCAGCATCTATCCAGACACTTCACAGGGGGACTTCATCTGGTAGCCATAGTTTTTACCCTTCCCATTGCCACACCAGCCCAATGGTTTTGGAAGCCTTTTAGACACTTGCTTAGGTGTTTGCGTTTTACAGCAGTTCTAGAACGCTGTTGTAAGCAGACGAAGTAATCGTCTCCTGCTCACTCATTTTGAGCAAACGCAGGGTCTTCTCCAACTCTGCCTTTTTAGAACCATACTGCTGTCCGTAGTAGCCCTTTGGCTCTGGGTCTTGTGGCTCGGTTGGCTTTTCCAAACCAGCAACCAAGTCCTTACCAATGGTAAGTTCCAAAGCGTTGCGGTAGTTAGTGCTAACGCCAACCTTGTTGTCTTGGTCTTCGCTAGATAGCAACTCAGCACCACGCTTGGTTAGCAGGTCAGCAACAACAGCAACAACCTTTTCGGTGTATGCCTGTCGGTCTGCTACATACTGAGCCTTGCGAGCAGGGTAGGTAGCAATGTCTTCGTTGATTTGAGCAATCTTCTGCTCAATCATCTCAATGACTTTGTGGGTTGGGATTTTTACTGAAATGGCTCTTGCCACTTTATCTCCTTATTTGTTAGGGGTTATTTGTTGATGTATTCATTATACCTGATACCACAGACATTTATACACTTCGTGGTTGTGGTGTGAGCAGTTATTTTTGCCAGACATACTCAGGTCTGCCCGATAAATCGGACTTAGTTTAGGACAGTTCCCTGAGCCGAAGTCCAGTGTGGCTTTCCGTCAATGTCCAAACGAACACGGAATGAGCCGTTCTTGTTCTGTGCGATTTCCTGAACGATACCAACAAACTTGTTAGTCTTGGTCTCGTAGCGGTCGCCTACCTTGATTTCTGGCATTTGTTACTCTTTTCTCCCGAAGGGCTTGTATTGCTTGTAATACCAACTTTTGTTGATACTTCTATTATAAGGCATAAGCAGGGGAAAGTCAAGCCTTTTCGTAAACATTTTTAGTTTTTATTTTTAGATG